TCAGATAACGACGCTCCAGACTTCTCCGACTTGTCCCTGTTCGGCCTCAAGTGACCATGTGCGATAGGCGTTCAGTAGTGCTGCTACTGGATCAATCTTGTTCTCGGACTTCTGCTTGTCTGCTTTGATGTTTGCGGCTGCATCGGTAGCCAGACAGACGTTCGCGATTGCCCAATTCAGGATCGGGTCATCGCCGTGGATCACCTTCTGCTGAATGACTGCAACCTGTAGCGCTTTCGTTGGTGCTGACAGGCTGATAAAGCCTTGCCTCACCTTCTCGACCGGTATCCCGTTGCTCTCCAGGCGTGTGAGTGTCTGGTTACAGTTCCAAGGGTCGAATGAAACACTTTGCAGATCGTATTGCTCGGCCAGCTCGTAAATCTTGCGCTCGATGTGTTCATAATCAATCGTCCGCTCTCCTGCAATGGTCAGGTGTCCTTCTCGAACCCACTCGGCATAGATACCGGCGTTCTTTTTGCCTCGTTCGAGTGCTGCACGGGGTAGGAAGTTATAACCCCATACCCTCACCTCACCGACTGCGCCTGTCGCCTGCACAACATAGATACTTGTTATGTCTGAGGCCGCAGATAAGTCAATGCCCACATAGACGGGCTGGCGCTCAATTGGGGTACACTCATCGGGTATATGGCAGGCTGCCCAATCTGCGGCGCTGATAAATTCCTGCTCTCCTGAGGTGAACCTGTTGAACCTCTTTGTCTGAAATTCTGCCCACTGGCTCGGGATCAGTCTCGCCGTTTCCATGCTGTTGGCTATCTCATCGGCAAACACTGAAACGCCCAGGTTAGGGTTCGCTTTGATCCACTGGGTCGGATCGTCCATCTCGCTCGGGTCATCCAATTCATAGATGGCCGAAAACAATGTTTCACTGGTGCTTTGCTTGCACTGGTCATAGAACTGTTTGCAAAAGCTCGTGGTACTTGTGCCTGCGGTTGTGATGATGAAGTGCCACGCTCTGCGCCGTGCAGCCATCGCCAGTTGCATGACGCTAAAAAGCTCTCCGTCTGGGTGAGTGTGCAGCTCATCGCAGATACTCGACCCACCGAGGCCCTCGTTGCCGCCCGTGTTGCTGCTGATAGGCTTTAGGCGCGACTTGCTGGCGGGGCTGTCCACCATGTGGGCAAACACCTTGGCCCGCTTCTGCAACGCTTTGGATTGTTGGATTTGCTGCTTGCAACCGTCAAAAGCAAGGCGAGCCTGCCCAGCGGTCTTGGCATAGGTGAAAATATCGTGTTGGCCTTTGTCCGCGATCAGTAGGTAGTTAGCGAAAGTCGAGGCTAAAAAAGTTTTCCCATTCTTCCTAGGCACAAAAACGAAAATCTCGCGGTACTTGTTAAATCCGGTGTCGCGCCACTTCATGCACAAGGCATTGACCAGGATAAACGCCTCCCAGTCTTCCACCTTGAACGGCTGGCCTGCCAGTTCTCCCTTGTGATGCGTGATGAACTTGCAGAAGTGAAGCACACGGGCGGCTTCGGTTTCATCAAGATATACGTCATCTCTCACAATCTCGGAAAAATACCGCTCGACGGTCTTTTTCATGGCGGCACATGCAGGGATGGCACCGTTACGGATTGCTAGCGCGTAACGGTGCCACGGGCGGTCATCAGATCTGGTCAAAGCCATCGTCTTCATCCGGTTGAGGCATACGGCTGACATGCTTGGTCATCGCATTCAGGCCCAGAGCTTTGTTCAGGTGCAGGATCTGCTTGCTGGTGCTGTTGAACAGATTGCAAGACGGGTTTGCAATGCTACTGCCTGCCGCATTGGTGGCGCGGGTGCCGTGAGTCTGAATGTCTTCTGCTGCTTGCTGGTTTACACTGGTTTGAATGCAAAGCTGTTCCAGTAGCTGCAAGTCACCATCGGTCGGGTTCACCAGGAGCGGGATCAGGCGCTTCCAGGTTGCTTGCCCCACCTTGCCCAATAGCTTCGGGTTAGATGGTCGCGGATATTTCACCACGGTGGAACTGGGCTTCTTCGGTGGCATCGGTGGCATCGGTGGCATTTTGTTCATCATAAAGATCCTTGGCTAAGATAATTCGTTTTCGGTATTGCTCCAGCTCTGCTGGGTTACCGTCATTTCTTGTTTTCGCGGCGTGGTGCGACTTGCACAGCCCTGCCAATCCGCTTGGGTGCGTTAGGTGCTCCAAGTCGCTGTTGTCGTCCAGCGGGATGATGTGATCCACCTCGTCCACTGGCGTGATCACTCCCTCCAGAAAACAAATCAGACAAAGCGGGTACACCTGAATAAATGCTGCTCTCGCTCTTTTCCATGATGCACTTCCATATTGTTTGCTGTGTAGCTTACGAACTCGGGTAAATGAGCGGGGATGCTTATCACACCGCCCGCGCTGACTTTCGCTTATTCGTGCACCACAGCCAGGATAAGCGCACCGATGAATCATTTGATATTCACTATCTGTAGGCCAATCGTGTCTTGATCGATATATTCAACTACGCACTTCCACAGCCCTAAGAAAACGACATTATCTTTAACAAGGGTTCCCTCCGGGCGAGGAATTTTATCCTCAAACTCAACCAAGCGCCCACGTCGAACTATTACCTGAATCTCTTTTTTCATATTTATGACCTCGTTTATTGGATGTGTTGTTTAGCTGTGACGTTCATATATTTATCTGTCGCATCTGGTGCGACCGCTTGAATAGAGAATCGCTTTCCGTCGGCTTCAATAAAGTGTTTGGGTAATATCAGCGAACTGTAATCCATGACTACAGTGATCGTCTGTTCTGAAAATACCAAGCCACCCTCTATAATTTCCCGTCCAGTAACGTAACGAACGTTTGCCCAGCAGGTAAGAACGGGAGTCCAAATTTCAACAGGTTCGCCCCAGTCGTTTGTTCCCTGTTCCCGCTCCAGGATGGTTACGCGCTTATTCAATCTGCCTCTGTCCATCAGTAAACCCCATGAATCCTGTGAGCACTCCATAAGCGCTCCACGGTCTGCGGTACGATATGGCGCTGTAACTCGGTGGTATCGGCTCTGGCCTCGTACAGCGTGCCAATCAGAAGCAAACAACCTGCCTTTATGCTCGGCTTCATCGTGCTGTCATTTACTACCGGCTCACCGATATGAGAGGTGGCGGCATCAATAGAGGCCAACAGATACAGGTCGAGAATATTATCCTCACTGGTATCGGTGGGGCTCAGCCTCAGATGCTCTTTAACCAGGGCAAGCGTTATCATTTAGAACCCCTCCGCTTGTTTGATTTCTTCGGGTGTTAATATGCCCATTGCGGTCGCCTTCACGTAAATCTCGAAACGGGTTGCAGGGTCAAGGCGTGATAAATCCATTTGCTTAAATTTACATGGAGCCATCAGCTTTAGACTTAACTCTGCTGCAATGGTATCCAGGTAAGGCCCGATAGTATTTAACAGCAATGACCGTTGCTCAGCTCCCAAATTATCGTAACGTGCGCCGCCTTCATCGGCATTAAGCCAGATTTTGCCTAGGCCGAAAATTCGCGCAACTTCCACGACGGAGAATGCTCTTGAGGCTGTAAATTCTGCATCGGCGTTTGACTGACTCGTGGCTTTCCATTGTGCCTCGCCTTCCAATACCAGAGTTTCACCGGGCAAGCGTTCATTAAGACTGGCTTTGAATTTCCTCCCATTATCACTATTCAGGAAGAAAGGAGTTTCAATTACACCGGACGGCCTCAGACCGTTGGCTTGTTGGTTAGCCGCCTGATTCTGTTGAGCAATACCGAGGCCGATTGCATCGCGGCAAACAGTAATTGGAGAGCGACCAATAAGGCCATCCAGGCTGTGAATCTTCCAATGAATCACGTTCTTAACCAACTCGGCTTTCCCATCGATCCAATAATTTTTCAACTCATGGTCAGGTGTGATATTCACACTTACTCGATGAGAAGCGATAAATTCCAACTTCTCGGGCCAGCCGTCGCGCCCCCAGTGAATACGAGCGAAAGCGTTGCCGTACTGCAAAAGGTTCTGCACCACTGCCAGCTTGAAGCTGTTGGCTGTTATGACTTCATCCGGTGAGACCGTCAGAAGGCGTTCAACATCTGCGTTCGGACAGGTCAACTCATATGCAGCCACTTGGCGGGAAATGAAGCTGATAGCAGCAAACACGGCGGCGAGAGAGTTGGCACTGTCACCAGTGACCGGCACACCAGCCGTTGAGTTTACTCGGGTCACTGCATCAATAAACGCTTCGATACTCATTGAGCGGGTTTCTGTCGAGTTACGCTTAAACGGCCAGAAGTTCATACTGCCTCCACTCTGTTGCGTTCATCAGAGCCCCTGAGGCGCAGCGTAACGCGATGGCGCTTGTCAGGTATGCTGGGTTACTGGTTATCGTCACCTCGTGCAATCTGGCCTCGATTACGCTGCGTACTGGTGGCTTTGCCTTCATGTCCCAGTGGTCTTTCACCACACTGAAACCAAAACTCATGCCAGACAGGTCTCCACGCTTCACCAGCTCCACGCAATCAGCACCGGCTCGGGTTGCTGGCGGGTCGATTTCAACGGCCAGCCCCTGCGGTGAATCACTAATTTTCAGGGTGCCGCTGGCTGTCCTGCCTAACAGGTCTTTCTTGTCGTGCTCGTACAGGGCTCGAACGTCTGGATTAGTCGCCAAATGCTTGGAAAAAGCGCCAGGCTCGATGATCTCGACAAAGCCGCCCAGGTCTTGCGAACGGGTGCCATAAGCAATTGCAACACCAACGAGCTTGCCACTCTCAGCGCCTAGTTTTGATACTCGGGTTTCAATATTCATACTTTTCCCCTTTCAAAAGAGGCCCCCATTACAGGGGCCAATCTCAGTCATTACGGCGCGGTGACGGTCACTTTGACCTTTACGATCGCCTCGGGGTCAGTCAGTTGGCTGCCGCTATACATCCAGCTATAAAGAGAGACGTATCCCTTCTTGCTGTATGGATCGCGGAGGTTGCCGCCTGCGGGGTTGTCCACGATAAACATTGCTTCCGGCCAGTTGGCGAGATACATGGTGCCAGGGGTGAGTTGTTCGCACTCGTTTACCGGATAGCCCAGCAATGATTTACCTTCGCCACCTTCGACACTGCCCCACAGCGGTTGTTTGGTGGTGTCTTCAAGGTTGCTGAAAGAATTCACCACATCGGATGCAACCAGCCATTGAGCATTGGAACGATGCACCAGGGGGAGAACCTTAGTAGCTGCGCGGAGCTCTTTCAGGATCACGCTGATATCGCTACCGGTCAGGGAACCAGCCACGCGAACCTTGCCAAAGGTGAACGCGGCTGGGTCTTCTACTGCGTCGTTGAGCAAGTCGGCGTGAAGCTGGTTATCTTTGGTGATGTAAGCCTTCGCCACCGAACCATTCATGAAACCTTCTAGGTCATAGCCGCCGCCGTTTCCGTCAAGGATACGTTGGGACACCATCGGTTGTGCGTAATGCTCCACGAGTGTTGCTTCGGCAAGCTCGATGGTTGGCGCTGCGGTCTCACCTCGGGCGGTGGTTTCATCACCAGGCTTAACTTCAGCCCCAGTTACCTGAACAGGTACACCATAGGTCAGAGCGTCAGTGGTAAAGCCTGCGGCCAAGCGGCGCAACGGTGAAGCTGCAACCATCTTCTCTTGAATGCTTTTCTGCACTGCCGGAATGACAACGGCGGCTGTGTTGGTGGTTGTCATGCTTCGCTCGGCCACTTCGCCGTTTGCCATCCAGTTTCGGAGCTCGTCACGGGTCGGTGCCGGTTTGGTCGCCCCACTGTCGCTTTGGCTCGGTATTGCCCGCAGTTCGGTTTCTTCCAAGTCAGCGGCGGCCTGAATGGTGGCCTTCAGTGACTCGGCTTTGCCTTTCAGCTCATCGAATTTAGCCAGCTCTTGCTGATCCATGCTGCGGGTTTCGCTCTCAGCCTTGACCAGCAAGGCTTTCATTTGCTCTCGGGTCTCGTTCAGAGACCGCTTAAGAAGCTCAATTTTCATAAAAAGACCTCGATATCGGGTTAAAAAACGTCAGTTGACGTGTTTCACGATAGTTCCTTACGCGTTATGGGTCAAGTGGAAAGTGACTGTAAGTTATTGAATGTAAAGGGGTTTTACCAATGCCTGTTACTAGAAGTTTTTACCATTGAGGGTACAACTGTTCGCTGAAATGGTCATGCACGAAAATTTGAGGATGGCGCCGGTCGATATCCGGGTCATACGGAGGAATGATTGTTTCATTGAGTGAAAATCTTGATGGGTTTATTCAATATTCATTAAGCACATTCAAAATTATGCGTGCTGCTTTGGTGTTCGGTGACATGGCGTGACATGGCGTGACATGGCGTGACATGACGGTGACATGAGCACTATCGGGCTACAACCCGCGCCACTGCTGGGTTTGCTCCACGTGGTGACATGGTGACGTGAGTTTTCCCTATATACCCCCTATACCCCTCTATATACCCCTATTACCTGTTACTCATATCTACTCTATTAGAAAGTCATGTCACCATGTCACCGATTACAGCAAACCCAAGCGTGGCGCGGGTTGTAGGCGTGACATGGGAAAAAAAATGGTTCTTCGCGGGATCCTGGGAAAGTGGAAGTTGACAGACAGGGTGCTGGTAAACTGGTTGTCGCCAAACACACCACCACCATCACCCTGCTGTCG